ACAGCAGTATGACGGCATTGCGGTTAAAACCGTAACGTCCACATACCCGCAAGTTATTTTTGTCAATAACACCTATCCTGATTTCACCATGACGGTGTATCCAAAGCCCACACGGGATTTGGAATGGAACTTTATTTCGGTTGAAAAACTAAATCAGCCCGCTACGTTGGCAACACAAATGTTGTTTCCACCAGGCTATCTGCGGGCATTTACATACAACTTGGCAATGGAACTTGCGCCTGAGTTTGGCACTGAGCCAACCCCGCAAGTGCAACGTATTGCTATGACTAGCAAACGCAATCTCAAGCGCATCAACAATCCTGACGACATCATGTCGTTGCCTTACGCGCTTGTCGCCACACGCCAGCGCTTCAACGTCTACGCCGGTAACTATTGATGAAAACACCGATTCTGGGCGGCACTTATGTTGCGCGGTCGGTAAATGCCGCCGACGCGCGGATGGTCAACCTGTTCCCCGAAGCCATACCTGAAGGCGGTAAAGAACCAGGGTTCTTAAACCGCGCGCCGGGCTTGCGTCTATTGGCCAACATGGGCGACGGCCCCATACGCGGGTTGTGGCAGTTTGGTGGGTATGGGTACGCCGTGTCGGGCGAAACGCTGTACAAAATTGATTCAATTTGGAACACTACGGTAATTGGCACTGTTTCGGGGTCGTCCGGCCCAGTCAGCATGTCTGACAACGGTACGCAGCTATTTATTGCCTGTAATGGTCCAAGCTTTATTTACAACAGCTTGACGTTGGCGTTCGCGCAAATCACTGACCCCGATTTCCCCGGCGCCGTCACCGTGGGTTATTTGAACGGCTACTTTGTGTTCAATGAACCAAATAGCCAGCGTTTGTGGATTACGCAGTTGCTAGATGGTCAATCTATTGACCCGCTTGATTTTGCAAGCGCTGAAGGCTCCCCTGACGGCTTGGTGTCGATTTTAATTGACCACCGTGAAGCTTGGCTGTTTGGAACTAACTCAGTTGAAGTCTGGTACGACGCTGGCACATCACCGTTCCCGTTAGTTCCCGTTCAAGGCGCGTTTAACGAAGTGGGTTGTATTGCGGCTTTCTCGGTTGCCAAGCTAGACAACGGCATCTTTTGGCTAGGCGCTGACGCGCGCGGCAAAGGCATTGTCTACCGCGCTAACGGCTACACGGCCCAGCGCGTATCTACCCATGCCGTTGAATGGCAAATTCAACAGTATGGAAATCTTTCAGATGCCATTGCCTACACGTACCAACAAGACGGCCACGCTTTTTACGTTCTGATCTTTCCGTCGGCCAATACCACATGGGTGTTTGACGTTGCTACTTCGCTGTGGCATGAACGCGCTGCGTTTATCAATGGCTCGTTTACCCGTCACCGCTCAAATTGCCAGATGGCGTTTAACAACGAAATTGTTGTGGGCGACCATGAACTTGGCAACATCTACGCGTTTGATTTAGAAGTGTTCTCAGATGCTGGCGCAGTGCAGAAGTGGCTACGTTCGTGGCGGGCGCTTCCTACGGGCACAAACGATCTCAAACGTACCGCCCAGCATTCGCTTCAGCTTGATGCTGAGACAGGTGCAATTAATTCGGACGTCACAACGCCGGTTGTAATTCTTGACATTTCAGACCCCAATGATGACTTGTTAGCTGAAAACGGTGATTTTCTTGTTTGGGAATATATTAGCGGCACGTTTAACGAAGTATTGTTGACTGAATCTGGCGATCAGCTTGTTCAAGAAGACGGCGGTGAAATCGTATTAGCTGTGCTTCCAATCATCACTACGGGCGGCAAGTTGCTGATTGAAAAAGGTCTTCCCACTGCTACTGCGATTGATCCACAAGTCATGCTGCGCTGGTCAGATGATGGTGGTCACACTTGGAGCAATGAGCATTGGCGGTCTATGGGATTGACAGGCCAGTGGGGTCGTCGTGTTATTTGGCGTCGGTTGGGTATGACTTTAAAACTGCGTGACCGCGTTTACGAGGTGTCGGGCACTGACCAGACAAAAATTGCAATCATGGGCGCTGAACTTAACGTGAGCGCAACCAATGTCTGATACAAACATTACCAAAATCCCCGCCCCTAGGGTGGAATTGGTTGATACACGCACCGGTTTAATCTCGCGTGAATGGTTTCGTTTTTTCAACAACATCTATGTGATTACCGGCGGCACTACGCAAGGCATTACGCAGATTGAAAACGGCGGCACTGGCGCGTCTACGGCAGCTCAAGCGCGCGCAAATTTAGGTGCGGGTACTGGCAGTGTTACGCAAGTAAGCGGAACTGGTAGTGTCAATGGAATTACTTTAAGAGGTACTGTTACAACAAGTGGGAGTTTGACGCTTGGTGGCACGTTGTCGGACGTAAATATAGATACTCAGACCACGGGTAATCTGCCAATTGACACGCGTACAAGTGGTAATTTGCCAATTGACACGCGCACAAGTGGTAATCTTGACCTTGCTACCCGCGTTACAGGTGTCTTGCCTGTTGCCAACGGCGGCACAGGTTTAGCGGTACGCCCTACGGTTGCCACCAAAGTCGCCGACTTTACGTTGGCCGACACTGAAGGGTGGATCATCAACAACAAGTCTGGCTCAACTTGTACGGTCACACTTCCCGCCGCGTCTACGGCGCCCGGCCGCGTGGTGGGGTTTAAAAACTTGCAACTTCAAACTTTAGTATCAGCGTCTAGTAACGTCGTGCCCCTAATTGGCGGCGCAGCGGGTACGGCAATTCTCCCTGGGCTAGTGGGCGCATGGGTTACGCTTGTATCTGACGGTACAAATTGGGTGGTGATGGCATCATGATTACAGTAACATATGGCAAAGGGTTTGATTTTGTTGATCCTGAACGCGCCAAAGTGCAGTTTCGGGAAAAAATCATGATTGTGCAAGAAGGTTTGCAAAATTTGATTGACAGCGGCGTTGTTCCGTCAACCCTTGAAGACTGTACACTAAAACATTATTTTTCACCCAAAGAAGAAAAATACGGATGCTGCACTTACGCCCGCGAAATGATGATCCCAAAAGGAACATTGATCATTGGCAAGATTCATCGCCACCAGCATTTGAACTTTATTGCCAAAGGTAAAGTGATTGTGTTTACAGAGTTTGGCCAAAAGCACCTAGAAGGCCCATGCACTTTTGTGTCTGAAGTAGGGTTAAAACGTGCGGTTTACGCTGAAGAAGATACACTATGGACAACGGTGCATTTGACAGAGTTTGAATCGGAAGCAGAGTTAGATAAAATCGAGCAAGAAGTCATCTCTCCTTCATACGCTGAGATGGGTCTAATTGCTTCTGTTAATGATCTGCCTAAACTGACGGCGCAAGGAGAAAAATTATGACTTGGGGATTTGTAGCTATAGCTGGGGCAACCGTTGTCGGCGGCGTATTGCAAGGAAACGCTGCTGAAAACGCGGCCAATACTCAAGCCGCTGCCGCCGCACAATCAGGCACTGTGTCGTTAGAAATTGCCGAAAAGCAAATTGCAGCGCAAAAAGAAGCGCTTGACAAGCAAATTGCAACGCAAAAAGACACGTTAACAGCACAACTTGCCGCTGAAAAAGAAACGCTTGATAGACAGCTTGCCGTACAACAAGGTACGGTACTTCAGACGTTAGCGGCTCAAAAAGAAGCTGCTGATACCGGTAATAGAGTAGCGCAAGACATGCTAAATCAGCAGTTAGGCGCGCAGCAAAGAGCGCTTGATCAGACGCTTGGCCTGCAACGTGAAATGTTCAACAAACAAGTTGAAAATTTACGCTCTTACAAAGAGGCAGGAGAAACAGGTCAAACACGCTTATTGGAGTTGCTAGGTTTGGGCGGCAACAAGAACGCGCCAGGGTTTGGTTCTGCTACTACTGCTTTTAAGGTTGAAGGGTTTGACCCCAACACATTGTTCCAAGAATTTAATGCTCAAGAAATAAAAGAAGACCCTGGCTACGCGTTTCGCGTGGCTGAAGGTCAAAAAGCCATTGAGCGTTCAACTGCGGCTAGAGGTGGGCTACAGTCCGGCGCCGCGCTCAAGGCGGCTGCTGAGTACGGGCAAGCTATGGGTTCGCAAGAATACCAAAACGCGTTTAACCGTTCCCAAGCCGCAACTGCCGCCGCGTTTGACCGTTTTCAAGCCAATAAAGCCTTTCAAGCTCAAGAGTACGGCAACGCATTCAACCGTTTCACTACCGAGCGCGCAAACCAGTTAGCCCCGTTGGTGTCGTTGCAAGGGGTAGGTCAAGCCGCTGCTGCTGGACAAGCTGCCGCTGCGGGTAACTTAGCCGCTGGTGGTTCGCAAGCCATTCAAGGCGCAGGCGCAGGCGCAAGCAATGCATATGGTAATTACGGAACCGCTGCGGGCAATATTGCCGCACAGCAAGGCGCTGGTGCTTCGGCTGCCTATGGTAATTTTGGAGCCGGTATGTCAAACGCATACGCTGGGTCTGGCGCGGCGCGGCAAAGTGCTTATGGCACTGCGGGCGCAGGGGCGGCTAACGCATATGGTGGGTTTGGCAGCAACCTGGCCAACATTTATGGGCAGGCAGGCGCTGGTCAAATTAACGCGCTGACTGGTGCGGCTAACGCAAGGGCCGCTGGTCAAATTGGCCAAGCAAACGCATTTAGCAACGCGTTAAGCCAAGGCGTAAACTTGTACGGTATGTACCAGCAAAATCAGTTGTTGAACAAATATTTAAACCGACCTACCATACCTTTATAGTAAGGAAAAGAAATGCCACTTGACCCTAGCATTATCCTTGGTGCAAAGTCACCACAGTTTGACATGGCGCAATATTCGCCACTAAATGCGTTTACAACCGCAATGAAACTTAGACAACTTGACGACGAAGGTCAATTGAATGCGTTGACATTAAAAGAACGTAAGGGTTTGGAAACTTTTTTGAAAGACGATCCTGATTTAACTAAACCAGAAACCCGTTACGCGCTGGCAACTAAATTTGGTGAAGCTGGCCGCAAACTTTCTGAGGGCGTGACTAACATTGGCAAAGCCCAAACCGAGGAAGCCAAGCGCCGCAATGATTTAGTGGCTTCAAAAACTGGTTTATATCGTGACGCCTTGATTGACGTAAACGATCAGCGTAGCGCAATTAAGTGGCTCCAAACTCAACAAAACGATCCAGACATGTTGGGTTCGCCTGTCACCAAGATTTCAATCATGGACGCTGCCCGATCAATCCCCGCTGACCCTCAAGGCTTTGCTCAATGGAAACAGCAAGCGGCGTTGGGTTTGGGCGAATACATCAAGCAAAACAAACCTTCGTTCCAACAAATCAACCGAGGTGGGCAGACTGATTTGCTTCAAACACCAGGTTTGGGCGGCACACCCACAACACTTACCTCTTTAGCAGACGTTCCGTTGCCCCCTGCTGTTCAAGCGCAGAAAATGCAAGTTGCTACTGCAAGCGCGCCAAAAGTAACTTACGGTCCACAAGAAAAAGCTGAAAAGATTAAGTACGGCGAACTTTTAATTGATGACTTTAAGAACATAAAAACGCAAGCAGCCGTTGCCGCAAGATCATTACCCGCAATTGAAAGCAATCTTGCTATTCTAGATAAAGGGTTTGATACTGGATTTGGAACCGAAACGGTAGCCGCAGGCGCTAAAGTTTTGGGTGCGCTTGGCGTTCAAGACGCAAAAAACTATGCAACAGACGCGCAAACCTTTTTGGCCAGCGCCAGCGCTGCAGTCTTGCAACGTCAGTTGGAACAAAAAGGCCCGCAAACAGAATCGGACGCCCAACGCATTACTGCAACTGGCGCTCAATTGGGCAACACCAAAGACGCCAACAAGTTTGTGCTTAATGTGGCCAAAGCTCAACTCCAACGCGACCTTAAACAGCGTGAGTTTTACGCAGCTTGGCGCGAAAAGAATAAAACCTTTGAAGGTGCTGAGGACGCTTGGTACGCTGGCGACGGCGGTAAATCTTTGTTTGAAAGCCCCGTGCTTAAAAAATACGGCACCAATCCAGTAGATCAAATTCCTGGCCAAAGCCGCGCTGCGCCATCCGCTGCGCCAAGTTTGGCACAAGAGCGTGCCGCCGCAGCCGCAGCGATTGCTGCGGGCGCGCCTCCTGCTGCCGTGCGCCAACGGTTTAAGCAAAACACCGGTCAGGAGTTTTAAATGGCTGCTGGATATGAAGATCTAATTCCCGTTAAAACTGTTTCTGGGTATGACGATCTCATACCAAGTCAATCATCGGGTATACCAGGCTCACGTCAAGCACCCAGCGCGCTAACACGATTTGGTCGATCTGCCGCGTCTTTGGCTGACGTAACGGTGGGCGGCGTCATCCCAGGTGCGGCGCAGTACCTTGCGTACCCGTTTGCGCGTGTGGGCCGCTCGCCTGAAGAAGCACAAGCCGTCACACAAGGGCTTGTGAGCGCGGTTGATAAACCGTTTGGCAAAGCATTTGGTGTTACTGAAACACCTGAATACAAACAAGAAGCTGGACGCCAAATAACTGAGTTCATTGGCCAGAACTTTCAAAAGGGTGCCAAGTGGATTTCTGAGAAGACCGGCTTGCCAGAAGCAGACGTTGAAAGCTATCTTGCAACAGCCACACTGACCGCGCCAAAAGTCATACCGCCAGTAGCTAGGGCTGTCACAGAAGCTGCGGCGCCCATAGTTCAAGATATTAAAGCCGGTGTGCAACTACCGTTTGAGCCAATGCTTCAAAAAGGCCGTGAGCGCCGGTCAGCCGAGTCTTACGCCAAGGCACCCCAGTTGGATGCGGCTGCTGAAGCCCAACGGTTAAAGATTGCAATTAACCCCGCAGATATTGACCCTTCAGCCTCAACTCGATTTTTGTCTGCTGCTGCTGGCCCTCGCGGCCCTGAAGCATTGGCGTTGGTTAACAAACCCCGCGTCGCTGAAATTGCAAAAAACGAGATGGGTCTTGATGCAACCACGCAACTTAACAACCGCGCCGCATTTAATAAAGCCCGCGCACAATTAGCTGGTCCTTACGACCAAGTTAAAAAATTGCCTATTCAACAAGCTGATAACGCAATGATTCAGCGGTTAGAAGACATTCGTACTGATTTAGATGTTATTGGCGCTAAAGAATACGCGCCTGCAATTAGCAAAATTGTTGACGACGCAATTGCTAAAACACAAACTGGTTTAACCGGCGAAATGTTGCTAAAAAACATTAGCGTTTTGCGGGAGCGCGCGCGCAAAACGTACAACAATAAGTCTGCCACTACTGAAGCAATTGACATTGCTGACACCAATTTAAAGATTGCAACAGAGCTAGAGTCAATGATTGACAACAGCATTTTTAATCCAAAATTACTGGGTGAATTCCGCGATGCGCGTCAGAAGATGGCCCGCACATATGCGTATGAAGGCGCAACGGACTTCAACACCGGCATGGTGGATGTGTCCAAGTTGGCGCGCATGACAGCTAAAGATAGCGCGCTGACCGGCGACATTGCGTCGCTTGGCAAGATTGCGGGCAACTTTCCTGATGTGTTTGATACTAAAGCAGCGTCAAAGTTTTACGATGCGCCACGTCTTAGCCGTTCTGGTGTAGCAGGCGGCGGCGGCGCGTTGATCGGTTCACAGTTTGGTTTAACAGGATCAATTGTTGGTGGTTTGGCGGGCAGTGCTTTAGGTGAGTTTGGTGGCGCGTTGGCTGCTAACCGCATGGCGTCGCCTGGCTACCAAGCCGGTTTAAAACTACAAGACTTCCGCATTCCTACCAATCAGCTTGCCGCAGCCTCTACACCTATTCCGCAAAACCAAGCTGTTGTGCCGTTTGACCCACGCAATGCGCTGGTCGAGCCTAGCGAAATTGTGGGCTACGCTCAAGACGGCTCGCCAATCACTGCCGCGCAGGCGTTCAGTCGTCCTAATTTCATCATGACCCGTCCAGGGCCTGAAGTCAGAACCGGCGTACAAACTACCCAACCTCAGTTAGCCGCGCCTAGTGCTGAAGGCACCATCAATGCTTTGCGCGCTGAAGACACGCGTCGCGCTAGTATGTCCCGCACTTTAGGTCAACAAGCTGAAGCACAACAAGCCGCTGCGGAAGCCGCCGCTCGTAAGCCAGCCAGCCGTGAAGTTATCCTTGATTTTGACCCTGTCACAAACCGTATGCGTGAATCCAGCCAAGGCATTAAGGGCGCCACAGTTGAGACATTTCAGAAGTTGTCGTCGCTTGATGAAGCGGCTAAAAAAGTCACCGCAGGCAAACTGTTTGACCTGACCGCAGATGAAAAGGTTGCATGGAACAAAGCAACCGTTGACATTAAAGACTTAGGCACCGGTTACAACAAGTTGGACGATAAAGCTATCGCTCAAAAAATGATGGACCGCAAGTGGGTTGCTGAAGCCTACACCAAAGCGCGTGAAAAAGCCGCTATGTTTGAAGAGATTTCTCAGCGCGCGGCCACCGAGCAGGCCAAATTTGATGCGGGCGTCAAGCGCGATCAGATGCTTGACTTGCTGTCAACGCTAGAAGATAAGCTGCAAAAGGCGCGTCCAACATCCGCTGGTGGCCAAGGTCCTAAAACCCGTGAAGCTATCCGCAATAAATTAGTTGGCGGCGAAAACAAAAACGCATTGAATGAACCTGTCAGAGTTGAAATTAGAGGCTTTGGGCCAGACAAACCATGATTGATGACACCACCAAGATAGCCGTCCACGAAGCGGTCTGCGCTGAACGCTACGCGGCCATTGAGAGATCATTTGTCGATGGCGACAAGCGCATGACGCGGATTGAGTATTTGTTGTACGCGGTGATTGTGTGCGTTTTGTTTGGGCCAGGCGTTGCTGGCGAACTTATCAAAAAAATCTTGGGGCTGTAAATTGATCCGTTTACGCTTGCACTCGCCGCTATCGCTGCTATCAAGCAGGGTGTGGCGTTATACAAGGACGCCAAAGCAATTGCCAAAGATGTCACCAGCATCACCATGGAAATTTCTGGTCACATCGGTAAATTTTTTGACGCCCACGAACAAGTCAAAACCGCTGCCGCCGAACAAAAGAAAAATCCGTCAAAGGGTAAGTCACTAAAAGCCCAAGCCCTTGACAACATCTTTCAAGAGATGGAATTAGAGCGCCAAGCCGTAGAATTAAGAGAATTGTTAATCTATGGCGTTGATCCAGCGTTGGGCGCAGTTTGGTCAAAATTTCAAGAAGAATTTGAAAGGTTGCAAGCGGAACAAGAAAAGGAAAGATTAGAGCAGGAAGCAAAGGATAGGGTCGCATTATGGCAACGGCGAAAAATGCTAAACCAGCTTCAAGACAGAGCGCTAATAATCGGGGCGGTGACGATCGTTACCCTATACCTCCACCTTATGTTCCTAGCAATAAACCAGATGAAGATAGCGAAGTGGGGTTCTTAATTGCTTTTCTCAGTATGGTGGTGGTGTTTGGTTTGTTGTTGCCAATCGTAGCAATGATGTACTTTGATATATTAGAAACCAAGCAAGAAACCAAGCGCCAGCAAGAAGTAATGCAAAGATTGATCAATAAAACAAAGGAAGAAGATGATTCCAATAGTCGCGTCCCTCCTCGGTAGTCTTGCCCAAAACGGCCTCACCTTGTTGTCAAGCGCCATCCAAGCCAAAGGCAAAGAAGTCGTCGAGCAGACGCTTGGCGTAAAGATACCCGACAACCCCACACCCGAAGACGTCAGCAACCTGCGCCAGCTTCAGTTTGAGCATGAAGAACGCCTGCTTGAGCTAGGCATTGAAAAAGCCAAGATGGAGTTGGCTGAACTGGAACTGCTGGCCAAGGCCGCGCAGAACGACGCGGATAACATCACCGACCGGTGGCAAGCAGACATGTCTAGCGACTCCTGGTTGTCCAAGAACATACGCCCCATGTCACTCATAGCCATCTTTTTGGGCTACTTCCTGTTTGCAATGATGTCTGCCTACGGCTACAACGCTAACGAGTCCTACGTCACTTTGCTGGGTAACTGGGGAATGCTGATTATGGGCGCTTATTTTGGTGGCAGAACAATTGAAAAATTAGCCGATATGAAAGGCAAAAAATGAAAGCAAAGCTAACTTTTCTTGTAACCCTAATGGTCAGCTTTACCTTGTGCATTGTTGTCGTTGGCATGGTGGGCGTTCTAATGGCTGGCTTATTTGATCCCCTTGTAGATAACGCAGAAATATTCAAGCTCATATCGCCAGCATTTCAAACTATTGTGGGCGGCTTTATTGGCTTGCTTGCTGGTGTGAAACTGTCTCATGGCGAAACAGATGGAGAAGAAAAATGAGCTTAAGCACTGAACAAGCTGCATTCCTACTGGATGCCTGCAAACTGATCCAATACGCTACCGACCAAGGCTTTGTGGTCACTGGCGGCGAATTGGCGCGTACGCCCGAACAACAAGCCATCTATTTTAAAACTGGCCGCTCCAAGACTATGAACAGCATCCACTTAAAACGCTGCGCCATAGACTTGAATTTTTTCAAAGATGGCAAGATTATTTGGGATAAGGCGATTCTTGCGCCTCTCGGCGCGTACTGGGAGTCGTTGTATCCAAAGAATCGTTGGGGTGGGAACTTCTCCAATCTGGTAGATTGTCCTCACTTTGAACGTGTGCCAACACCATAACAAAAACAATCAGCGTTCCCGCGCCAATGATGGCGCCAATGAACAGGGCAAATACGGTTGCAATCATGTCTTCTCCTTAAAGTCGTAGAACCAATCGTCACCAGCCGACCACTTGCGTGTGCCGTCTACCGTCCAAAATGTTTGTGCCGCTTGAAAGTCAGGAAACTTTGTCTCGGCAGGGATCAGGCTTTGGTCATACCACAGGCACCTGTTGTTAGGTTGACAGGCAAACTGGCCGTTGTCAAGCGCAATCCAGTTAAAAGACTTGTGCTCTTCGGCCTGTTCGGTAAAGCCCGTATCTACTTCCATGCCATCAGCGCAGAAGTCCACGGTAAAAAGATAACGGCCAAAGTGCCATTCTTTGTCTTTACCTAAGAACTTTACGCCCAGGTTACGCAAGCCAATCTTTTCAAGAATAGTAAACCTGTAACCCATGCAGTCCCACAACTGCAACGCGTCAATGGGCAAACTACCGTGATCTTCTTTCCACACATAAGCGTGGATGGGTAGTTTGTCATACAGCGCGCCATACGCTGGTAGCAAGGACTCAATGCGGAACACCTGGCCACGCAAGGCTTTAAGGCTCACCCAAATTGCAGGCTCCAACTCGCCGTGCCCCTTGTGGTCGTTGTATAAAAATTCACGCTTTACAAAACATTTCATTGGCGGCAACGACGCCACGATATAACTCATTTAATTAACTCCCTGTATGCCTTGATGGCGTCTTTTAAATCATTCTGCAATTGTTGAATTTGGTCGTTTTGCTGGTGCATCTTGGCGTAGGCTTCAGCAGCAAACTTAGCCAAGTTTTCTTGGCTCCATGTTTCAAACGCTGGCATTTTTTTTCTCCTGTAAAAGTTTTCTTAGCCATTTGCACCCCCCTAACTTCACCCATTGTTCGTATTCGCTTTGCGTCAAACGAACGCCGATGGTCTTGCCGCTTTTGGTTAGCTCACTCTTTGGTCGTGGCATCTTTACTCATCCTTACTATTGAATCTTGCACACAATATTCACAACTGTGATTGTCGCCAACGCGTCTAGTTAAGAACACCAGCTTGCACTCGGTGCAGAACCACGCTGAACCAACCTCAACGATGGTTGTCTTGTCTGAGTGCCTTACGTGCACCTTGCCAAGAAAAGTTTTAATCTTCTCAAGCATTCTGTTGCTCCTTCCAACGCTTGCACAAATCTTTTACTGCCTTGCTCTTGGACTTCCTGTCGCACATTTCGCTGATAGATCTCTCCTTTGCTTTTTGTTTTAACGTCAGGGGTGAGGGCGGGTCGGGGAACAGGCCGTTGTATCCAGTTACAAATAGCACGGCGCTGAGAATGATTCGGTCAATCATTTATAAACCGGCACAACTTCGCCGCCAAAGTCTTTTTGAACATCCCTAGCTTCAAGTTCAGTCCAAAAGAACTTGGGTTCGTGTTTATCTTTTGTCCAAATATAACCGTATGGTTTCATGTGTCATCTCCTGCGTGTTCAAACAGACGTTGCTTCAACCGTTCAATTCGGCGACTGTTGTACTTGATAGCGGCGTCTGAATACTCAGCGGCAGTCTCAGCTTCTAATTTCCGTAGATGCGCCTCCTGTAATTCGGCGTAGATCACCTCGGAAATAGTCTTGGCGCGGAGTATGTCTTTGACATATTTAATTGTTTTTTCCCTAAATGTCATATCAGTACCTGTACTTAGGGGCGCAAGTTACGTCAACAACAACGTCTGCCGTGTAGTTGTTGATCTTGCGCTTGGCAAAAATCATTACGGCGCGAAGGCCAGAGACTTCGCATTCCTGCACAGCCAAGATCACTTCGTTGCGGCTTAAAGCCTGAATGTCCTTGTCCAAGATCAGCTTCTGTTGCGTGGTGCCGCTTGGCGCGTCATCCAACAAACTGGCGTTCCAAGATGATCCTGCGGCGCAGCCGCTTAAAAGTAAAAAAAGAAAATATCTCATGGCCGTTTAGCCTCCTGTAAAAGTTCAATACGTTCACGCGACGCCCGCAGCACGGTGTAGCGTTGGTGCAGGCGCTCCAACACCGCCACACGCTTGGCGTTGCCTCGTTCATGGGTCAGCATGTCCAAAACCTCTTGCTCATCAAAAGTCTTAAGCTCCTTGTTTAATTTTCGCCAGGTGAGTTGCAATTTTGTCCTCCAGTTGTTTAATTGTTTTCATGCTCTTGCTCAACTTACGCCAAGCGGCATTGAAGTCGCGTTGGTATATTTTGTTGATAGACTTCTCAGCCCTGAGTTGGGTCTTCCAGTTATTTAATCTCACTTCAGTTCCTCCATTGCAATATCCGATACAGCGCGTTTGTCGTGCAACGCACCCCAAATCTTTTCGTCAATAGTTTTGTTGGTCATCATCACGTAGACCCACACAGCGTGTGCTTGGCCTGAGCGGTGCAGACGACCAACGGTCTGTTCGTACAATTCCAAACTCCACGGCAAGGACAGAAACACCATGTGACATCCTCCATGTTGTAAGTTGAGTCCGTGGCCTGCTGACTTAGGGTGAACGGCAAGCAGTCGCACGTCACCTTTATTCCACCGCGTGATTGCATCAGCGTCGTCCAACGTGGTGACTTTAAATCGACGTTGAATCTCGGCGAGTTCTTCTTGGTACTGGTAGACCAAGATAGTATTGGCATGTTGGTTTTCATCCAGTAACTCCTCAAGCCGGTCAAATTTATGCGCGCTAAACCATACGGCGGTCTGCGTAGAATCAAACCTACCGGCAATTTCGGAGGCAGTCCTACGTGTGTCGTACACAAACCCGCTGGCCATCTGTTGCAATTTGCCGGTTACCACACCCGCATTTATTGCGGTGACGTCCAGCGCTTGGAAGTCTTTCTTCATCTTTTCGTAAGGCTCGCGGTCATCTAAGTCGCACCGCACCTCAACGACGTGCAGGGGCGGCAGCTTGTCTTTGTAGTCGCCAGCATCCAAAACATAGGTTGCAGGCTTGATGCGCTCCATAACCTTGGCCAGTGATCCAACACGCGGTGCCCACTCGCCAAAATCTTTGTTGATCAGCACAAAGTACTGCTGCATGAACGCGCCTTTGGACCGGCCAAGCAGTGCCTGGTCAACAATTTTGCACTGACCAAAGACGTCTTCTAATCCGTTGCTGGTGAAGCTACCGGTCAAGCCCCAACGAATATTGATGTGGTCAATTTTGAGCGCTTTAAATCGCGCGCCTGACGGGTTCTTCAAGCGCGTCAGTTCGTCAAACACAATAGCGTCAAAACTTGCTGTGGGTAGCGTAGCAATGTTGTCGTAGTTGCTGACCACAATCTGCGCGTCAGAACGTAGCGCAGCCAAGCGTTGCTTAGGTGTGCCCACCGCCACGGCCAGCGGTACGTTGGGTGCCCACTTGAGTTGCTCAACTGGCCACACGTCGGTACAGACGCGCTTAGGTGCAAGAACAAGGAAACGCTTAACCACACCAGCGGCCAGCATGTCCTGCATGGCTGTGAGGGTGATGGCTGTCTTGCCAGCGCCGACAGGTGCCAAGATCATGGCTCGGTCGCGCTCGTACAAGAAGTCAGCCGCCTCATTTTGGTAAGGTCTTAATCCACTCATCTATCTGTTCCTTGGTCCATAAACACGCGTAGTTCTGTTTCAGCAAAGCCATGTCCGACATAAACATTTTTTGCAACACTGACAGCCTGCCGCCCTTAGTCTTCAATTCCACAAACCATGTACTGCCGTCAGGCAAACACGCGATCCTGTCAGCAACGCCTTTGCGCCCTGGGGACGTGAACTTGTACGTTTTACCGCCAGCGCGTTCAACCGCCCATACAAAATGATTTTCAACTATTTTTTCTCTCATGTCAAAAAGTTTAGCACAGTTTTATTTTCTGTGCTATAGTTCAGTCTCAATCAACTAAAGGAG